TCCGTGTCCTACTGTAGTAGAAGTTCCTGCCCCTACATAAGAAACCACACTAAACCCAGCAGCAGGATTCGCACTAACAATACTTGATATACTACCGTCATTATTTATAGTACTGTCATTAGATGCTTTCCAAGCCCAACCAACGTAATTTTGTCCGCTTTGATTCCATCCTGCATCTGTAACTTTAAATTGAAACCCATCATCTATATAATCTATGTAATCTCCCCCCGAAGCAGCTGTCGAAGAGGTTCTTAATAATTCACCGCCTCTTATGCTATCAAAAATGTTTGGAGCTTGAGATAACCCTCTTGCTTTTATCCAAACTAAATCTGGTTGGAATCCTAATCCAGTTACATTTTGTGTACTACCATTCCCTGTATAAGTAACTACGTTAAAACTATTAGCTAACTCTGGTTCTGGTTGTACGTTCTCTTCTGCGAATGCCATAAAAATGTATGAATTTCCACTACCGTTTAAACCAGTTCCAGTTTCTACACTAAAACCATTACTTAAAAACGAAACGTATTGAGTACTCCCAAGCGCTCCTTCTATTGCTGACGAATCAGCAAGTAAATATTTGTCATATTGATAAGTTGCAAATCTTCTGTTATCAATAATAAACCAAGGGCTTGAAGCATCTGTTCTCTTAATCATAACAAAAGCAGGTCTAAACCCTGTAACGATACCTGTTCTTGTGTTCGTTCCAACGTAAGAACCTATTTTAGACATTCCCTCTACGCTGTGGAAGCAGTATGTAATATACGCGCCTGTATTATATGTACCTGCGTGAGTAATTCCAAAAGTAGTTGAATTTGGTGTACCGTGATGAGATACACCCGAAGCAGCACCAGTATCATTTAAATAAGGGGCATTTGGAACGTCTTTATGCCAAACATCCCAACTCGAAACATTAGTTGTGCCTTTTGTAATAATTAAATCGGGAGTAGTAGATAATCCGTGACCTACAGTAGCAGAAGAACCTGCGCCACTATACTTTACAATACTAAACCCAGCATCTGTATTAGCTGATACTTGACTTGTAATAGTTCCATCTGTGTTTGATACTGCTGCTCCTCCTGCTTTCCAGTTCCAAGCAACGTAATCTTCTCCGTTTTGATTACTACCATTATCTGCCCCAACTTGAAATCCGTTATCAAGAAGCACCTCACCTGCTGCAACCTCGCTTTCTGCGTTGGTTACATTTGTAAATATTCTTTTCTTGTCACCCCTTACGGAATCAACTATCCTATGAGATGAAGTACTTGTTCTTTCTTTTATCCAAACCATATCTGGTTTTAGACCTGTATTGACAGTTATGTCTGTACCATTACCAGTATATATAACAGGTTCGAAATAATCTGTAGGTACAATAGTAGGTTGACAATAAACCTCGTTGTAAAGCACTTCCACCTCGCTTTGCGTTATTGCTTTGTTAAAGAATCTTACTTGGTCTATTTTACCTGTAAAATTTTCACTAACGGAGGTGTTTGTATCTCCAATTAAAAGTGGTTCAGAACTTGTAGAAGTTGTAGTAGTATTTGATAAAGAACCAGAAAGCTGTCCGTTTAAATATATTTTTTGAGTACTAGAATCTCTAACAAGAGCAACGTGCGACCACTGATTTAAAGGAGTAGTTCCTGTGGAGAATAACTGAAAAAAAGTACCACCTGTGCTAATTAATCCAAAGGTAATTTTTTGAGTTGAACCTGTTCTATAAGAGTAGAAATTTCGATTAGCAGTTGTTGACCCATATTGTGCTAATGGTGCGCCATAACCTGTGTTAGTTGTTGGGTATATCCAAAAAGAATATGTAAAATTATCAGTAGATAAAACTAAAGGTTGTGTTAACGAAATATAACTACTACTCCCATTAAACTCCCCTGCATTACCAAACTTACCTGCTACGTTGAAATTAACATTAGTAGCAGTCCCATCATAAGAACCTGTTTCATCAGTAGCATCAGACATTTTATAATATGCTATACAAGAAGTATCTCCAAGTATTTGTAATGTGTCTGTGGTACAAGCTGCTCCTGCTGCACCTGCTGCACCTGTATTAATAATTCTTTTTCCTAACATATTTTTTTTTTAAACTACTGGCTGTGGGTAATAATCAAACGTAAACCTCAACACGCTAACTACTGTCGTTAAGGCATCAATATCGGTAACAAATCCGTTTGCTTTAGTAATAATATCAGCACGCTCCGTAACGACATCACTCGGAATAGCTACGTTTCTTTCTGACTTTCTAATTACATACCAGTCAGTCGGTTTTAACAACCTTCCTGCCTCTTCGTTTACCGCTTTCTTTTTGTCTGACTTTAGTTCGTCAATCTTATAAGTGTTTTCAGTAGTTACGTTGTACGTTGGTTCTCCATCACTATCTAATACCGCTTCTCCATTTTCGTCTACAATAGGTGTGTGTACGTCATAAGTAGAAGCAAAGTCGATATCTACTACTGGGTATGTAAATACGCTGTTATCAGCATCCCACTCAATAGCACCTAATCTTTGGCTTATCTTATCATAAGAAGGCGTTACAACGTCATAAAAACCAAATGCAGCATGGTTAGCTTTTTTGAAATTCAAATGTAAACCGTTGGCATCCTCCCAAACACTCGGTAATCTTCTATAAGTTCTAATTGTACCGTTAAAATCTTTTGCTTTCATATTATACCGCTTCTTTAGATATTGTCGCCCATTGCTCAGTAGAGCCGTTAGTAGACGTTATTTGAATTAAGTTACTTACTGTACCGTCATAAGTTCCTGTAATAATTTTAACAGATGAAGGTAAGGTTAAAGTGAAATCGCCTGTAATCACCAAATCCTTAACCATTCCAGTCGAAACATTGGAAAAAGTTAAAGTAGTGTTTGCGGTAAGTGTTTTTGTAAATACTTGAGCCGCTGAAAAATCTACAGCCGAAGCGCTCATAGCTTCAATGGTTGTAAACTCATCTCCAAGTACTCCGCTTGATATTTTAGTTAATGCCATGGTTTATTTTTTACAAATTTAAGATAATTTAATATGGGTTACTTCTATGTTATTAGTTCCTGTAGGCGGAGCTGTCGTAAATGTTAAAGTCGTTCCGCTTGTAGAATAATTCGCTTTAGCTTGATAAACCCCATCAATATAAATCTGTAGGTTATTTTTTGTAGCTGGCTCAGTTGTTAAGGTAAATCCTACAGTACTGTCATCTCCATTAAAAGTATCTACTTCTATGCTAGGAGTTCCACCTACAGCCACAGCGTGAGTCACCTCTATATTATCAGTTCCTGTAGCTGGAGCAGTTGAAAAAGTTAAAACTTGACCAGATGTCGAGTAATTGCTTTTTGACTGGTAAACCCCATCTATATAAACCTGCAAATTATTCTCATCAGCTATAGTATTAGTTAAAGTAAATGCTACGGTACTACCATCGCCATCGAAGCTATTTACTACAAAAGTAGTAGCACCACCCCCCCCAGAGGATTCTATCCAAGTGAAGCCAGAGCTTGCACTATCATAACTTAAAACGTAGTTATCTGTAGGCGTATTAGTGGCGTTTAAATGACTTTCATCTATAGAGCCATCTGTTATATGTTCTGAATCTATAGCATCATCCGCTATGTTAGTGCCGTCTATTGTATCAGCTCCAATAGTCGTAGCACCAGCACTAGAAATTGTAACATCCCCAGACATTGCTACATCTGTAAAATCAGTACCATTTGAAACCATTAAACTACCAGCAACGGCAGCGCTTAAATTGTCATCAAACTGCGCTATCTTAGGAGCGGTAACTGCATCGCCTTGGATTGCTCCAGTATCTACTAAGCCAGATAAATCAGCGCTTATTTGTGCGCCTGTAATAGATATACCTGTACCAGCGGTCATTCCATTGGTTATCGTAGCACCACTTATAGAAATACCTGTACCAGCAGTTAAATCCGTTGAGATAGTATCGCCTGTAATATCTATACCAGTTCCTCCAGTCAAATCAGTTGAAATAGTATCAGATGTAATATCGATACCAGTTCCAGCGGTTAGTATATTCTGCTTAGCGTTTATTAAGTTGGTTATCGTAGTATAAAAATTAGCGTCATCATTTAATGCAGCTGCTAATTCGTTTAGTGTGTCTAGTGTACCGGGAGCAGAATCCAATACGGCATCTATTTGCGTATTAACGTAGCTCTCAGATGCTATCTGTTTAAAAGCACTATCATAATACTCTAGCTTCCCTAGAGTGCTGTTATAACGTATTATTCCAGCTGAGCCAGTCGGTCTGTTTGCAGTTGTCCCTACTGGTAAAGCTACTCCATCATTTGCGGAGCTTACATCTAGCGTAAAACTTGCTGGCGCACCAATACCAAAAACTCCATCAGTATCTATGTAAAGTCCTAAATCATTACCATTACCATCTGATAACTGTTTGGCGCTTGATCCTGCCTCTGTAGAATCGCTTACTTTTACAAGTGACTTGTAAGTATCTTTTATCTTATTGCCAGTTAAAGTAGTACCCATCTAAATATTTTTTACAAATTTAATCAAAATAAATCTTCCCAATTTTCGTTATCACCGTTCCAATTTTTATCAGTTTGCTCCCATTTGTTAATGGTTTCGGCGTTATTTTTTCTTATAATCAGCTTTCGCCTTTTTATTGCCATTTGTTTTAATCCTCTAGTAACTCCTATCATGATTAATAAGAGCGCCTTAAATAACAAATAACGTGACCACCAGATAAAGATATATCTGTAAAATTTCCATAAATTATTTGACCTTCTTTTAAGCTGTAATCAGTTAAAGTAGTGTCACCGTTTGGGGTGTCATTAGTCAAGCTAATGGTGGCATTTGTAGAAATACATTCTATCATGCAAAAATGCTCTCCAGATGGAGTAGCTTGAGTTCCTGGATGGTCTAGTAATCTAAAACCAAAATCGCCAAAACTCATTCTATGAAAATTATTTGCTGAATATAAATCTTTACTAGCCATTTTATTTAGTTTTATCTTTTAATTTTTCGTAGGTTCTTAATCCACCTAGCCCTAACATTCCCATCAATACAGTAAATAAAGAATTTGTATCAAACTCTACTGGCTCTATATCTGTATACGCTAGGAGCAAAGGCATTGCAATATAATGGAAGCCAAAAGCAAAACCGCAAATCCATCCTATAAACGGTCGCCATCCAGCAACAAACATACTTCTACTTTGTGCCTCTACCTTATTAATCTCTGCCTGTAGCTCTATAAGGCGCTGAGGATCCATCTCCTTACCTTTAATAGCTTCTCTTATATCCAAAGCTAAACCTCCTAAGTTAGATTTAGAGGAATCACTTTTACCTAAGAGAGAGAGTAACATTTTAAGCATATAACTCGTAATTTGTTTTTTTACCTTTTTTTACTGCCTTTAATATTCTATTTCTATTTCCACTTACCCCTACATAGGAAACGTGAATCCAATCTGGATTATCATCATCTCCAAACTCCCAGATCAATTGATCAAAATCTAAGTTTTCCTTAATGTATTCAAATAGCTCTGCATTTGTTTTATCCCCAGTAGCATCTATATCTATAGCTTGACCTTTAGCGTGCTGACTGGTAGATTTAGATCCTATAGCTTCGCAAAGCTCCACAGATCTATAAAAACTATTTACACGAATCGGCTCTTTTGCCCATTCTCTCAATGGCTCGAATACATTTTTGGCAAGTTTTTTCATGTTTTGCACATCCAACTCTCCTGGCGTGTTCTCTATCTCCTTTTTCTCTGCTGTCTTTGACTTTATCGCCTCCCCCCAGCTTATATGTTTGCTGATAAATCTCATCTTTTATAGCTTATTTATTTAACTTGTTTTTTCTACTCTATTCTCTACAGTTACAACACCCTTATAAAAGGTCTTATCGTCATCGACATCCTCCAAATATTTAACGCTGTCTACTGTGCAAGTATATACGTTTAAATTATTGGCGCTTAAATCAAAATAATTATCCGATCTAGTTCTTATCAAGTTTAAAACAGTAGAAACTATTCGATTCGCTTGTAGCTCCCCCCCTGTATCACCTAAAAAAGAAGTCACTACGTCAATCCTAGAAGTGCATATAATATTAAAAGAGGTTTGATTTTCATCTATCTCCTGGGTATCTACAGAATAAACCCTTATAAACGGCTCAGATGCGTTTTGTGGCACTTTATTATAAACTGGCACATAATTACCATCTACTGTAATTGCATCCGTTAGAAGCGTTATAATCTCCTTTCTGATGTGATGTATTGCCTCTATCATTTAAGTAACTTTTTAATTCTCTTATCTATGCTGTTAATTAATTCTCTTATACCCTTATTTACAGTAGGATAAAAGAATGGTATTTCTCTACCACCTTTACTAGGATTGCCTCCTCCAAATTCTACATATCCAGAGTATGGAGCATCAGACCTTATTTCCGCCTGCTTATTATTTACTACAGCTTTAATATTCCTAATCAAATTTCGTGTTTTATAAGGAGCTATCTTTTGCATTTCCCTAGTAATAGATAAAGCCGACTTTCCTATCTCTTCTGATAAAATCATTTTATCAATCGCCTTTAATTTAGTGATTTTACCCTGTAGCTTTTTATAGGATTTTGGATCTAATTTCATTGCGCTAATCTCTTTTGGTAGCTGATATCTTTACGAATTTATTTTTAAACCCTTCATAGATTCCAGTTATTCTATAATCTCCATCTTTACTCTGCACCTTTAAGATAGTACTTTCGTTTATATTATTTTCATCAAAAGTTTTATCCCTTAATACAATGTCTACATTTAGATAGCGCCCTCTAGTATATTCGTTACTCTGTACATCACCTTTCACCTCTTTGACATACGCCCAAACTGTAGCGCTTACAGATGCCGTAGCTGTGAATCCGCCAAAACCATCTGAGGTTTTTGTAAGAGTTTTTATTTCTACTCTAGTATCTAATTTTCCAGCATCCATTAAATAAAAGCGTTTTTATAAGGCGATAATATATGCTCCACATTAGCAGGAACTTCTACAAAAGAAACGCCTTGCATTACAATAAAATCAGCTCTATTATCATAAAGAGTAGAAACAAACTGCAAAATAGCGTGCTGTAGTAATGCATCATCTGATCCAGATGTAGTATAGCTAACTATAACATCTTTATTTTTACCTAGATTGTTTAACTCTATTACATCATCATATAAGCCATAAGTAGTATAATTCATAGTAGAACCCTCTGAGGTTACTGATGTAATCGTATCGATAGGCGAGAAAGGTATCTCAAATCTATTAGAAACCTCCTCAATATAATACTTTCTGCTTTTAGCTACGATATCCTTTCCTATGTAATTTTCACACCAGATTCTAGCTTGCTCAATCATATTACCTAATAAGGCATCATCATCGCTAGTGTCGATTCTAATAAAGTTTTTCGCATCTGTTACCGTAACTATTTCAGATCCAGTAGTAGATATTATTTTAGCTTGAGGCATTATTTCTTAGCTTTAGTTATTCTTTTTTTAGGCGCTTTCACCTCTTTGGTTTCTCTTACAATTTTCTCCTCCTTATACTCTACTCCTATACCCTTTTGGATGTAGTGTCTAGCTACTTTAGGATCTAAATCTACTAAGTCGCCTTCTTTTCTCCATCCATCGCTAGAATAAACCTCTTTAATAATTGAAATTTTCATAAAATTTTATTTAAAGCAAAGATAAAAAAAAAGCGCCACCTAACAGGGAGCGCCTTTCCAAACAAACTTGAAACGAAAAAAAATTCTATTCAAATGCAAAGTTATTAAAAAAAATCTTGTTTTTGCCTGTTAATGAGATTCTTATTGATTGCATTACGCCATTATTTTTAAATATAAACCACCCAGCATAGAAATCACTATATACAGCAAAATAATCCACCTTATCAATCGTATACTTTGATTTATTATTTTGTAATGGTATATGGATAGTTTTTTCAGTTTCTTTTTTTGGAACTTTTATAGATGATTTTATTTGAACTTTTATAAGTCGTTCTCCTGTATCTACTATAGCATCATATATACTAGAATCAGATAAAGGCATAGAGATATAATAACCTCTTTTCATGCACTCTGTAGCGAATAGATACTCCGCTAAACATCCCCTTTGATTGACATCCACAGAGTCAAAGCTACAAAAAAAAACCCCAGGCGTTATTTTGCCCAGGGTTACTATCAAAATGAAAACTAAATTCACATCATGAACGCCTCATGGCACTCATTACTGCAAATGTCATTGCCAAAGCTAGGTTCATCGCAAACCTTGCAAAAGCCACCCTCATAATCATCTGGAGGAGTATACCCCCCTGGAGTGTAAATCGTATATAAATCATCTATTTTCATATTATTTTCTTTTTTGTATTTCATCAACTCTACCTTTAAAATTAAATACCATGTCACTAAGGTACATATAATCTGATGGAGTCATCTTATCGGTTAATCCTTTTATACTATCTATGTAAAAATCGTATATGCATGGAACTTTTTTATCCTCTTCTTTATTTGTCGGCATATCTTATCATTATTACAGTTAAAACATACATAGCTAAAGAGTCCCAAACGGCATCATATCTTATCCCTAAAGACGTACCCCAAATAAAAAACCCAATGATTAAAATTAATCTCACCTTTTGCTGCAAAGTCATCATATCAATAGCCGTATTTAAAAATTAAAAATAAATCCAAAAGCGCATACATAAAAAAATATCCAGCTACGTTTAAAGCAATTGCCTTTAGAATAATCATTGGTTTAGACATTTCAGTCAATATCACCCACTCTACAGATTGAGTGATTCTTTGTACTATTTTTTTCATAATTAATTAGTTTGTTTCTCCAAAACTACAAATATTTGAGGAAATTCCAAATATTTTAAGAGAAATATTATTAAAACATAAAAAAAGGGCAACCCCTAAAGGATGCCCTCTTAATCAAAATTCTCATTTTGCTATTTAACTTAATCTACTGTCTTATGCAGTTTCTAAAGCTGTTTTAGCAGTTGAGAATGTACCTTGAACGATTGCGTTTGGCTGGTAGTTAGTTAAAGCTACTCTCTCCATTGCACGAACTGTTACAAAGTTTTTCTGGAAGTTATCGCTATCTTCTCGGCTAAATTCAACTGATAGGTTTTCACGAATCCAAAGCTGTGAAGATTGGCGTAAGTTACCTACTAGGAATTTTCCAGCAGTTACTGCTGTATTTACAGTCACAGGAATACCATTTATTGTTGGCTGTATTCCGCTAAAGATTTGATTTCTCAAATACTCATTAGCAGTAGATTTCAATAAAATCATCTTATGTAGATCTGTAGGATTTAATAAGATAGTATCTGCCTGGTAGTTAGATAATGCCAATTGGTTTAAAGCAACTGTAAGCACATCGAACTCATTAGCTGACTCGATAGATTGATAAAACGCACCGCTAGAAGCTGTGATAAAACTAGCTCCATCTGTGAATAATCCATCTAAGTTTGGTGATGATCCATCTCCGTTTAAGATTTCATTATCCTCTACAGAAAGTACTTTCTCTGGTACTCTAGCTGATAGGTAAGATGTAAGCTGCTTAATATCATCAAGCATTTCTCCTGTAATTCTCATATAAGTACCGATTTTCTCCACGTTTACAGATGTAGCAGTAAGATTTAAATCAGATTGCCCAAATGCAGCAGCTTCCGCCGTAGCAGCAGCTCCATCAGTATATGCCGATTCTTTTGGGAAACGGATAGTTTGAGAGTCAGTAGATCCTTGAGGTAATAATGAACGAATATGTACTGAACGGCTAGGATCGTACTTGATAGAGTCCACTATAGTTTCTCCAGCTACTACTCCAGTAACATCAGCTCCTAAGCTCATGTCTGCTTTTACTTCAAAACGTGCAGCGTTTGAGTGACCTTTAGTCATTGCCTCGATAGCACCATCATTTAAAGCGCTTTCAATAGCCGACTTGAACGACTGCTGAGATGCTCCAGAAAGTGTTTTCTTTGCAGCGATTTCCATGTCATCCATTCTCTTGTTTAGAGCTTCGCTTTTTTCTACATATTGTGTAGTTAAGTTATCAATCTCTGATTTTAGAGATGATTCCATTTCTCCTTTGGCGTTATCTTTTGCCTGGTTAAATGCTTTCTCGATTTTCTGATCAACGATGTTTCCAATCTGATCGAGTTCTTTTTTAATATTGTCCTCCATGATTATTTTTTTAGAGTGTTTAACAAATAGTTATAAATCTCGCTATTGTCTGCTTTTACCTCGATCGGCTCAGTAACTTCTATTTCCGTTGGCTGAGTGACATTTACATAAATTGACTTTAGCTTTAATATTTCCGCCTCTAAGGCGTATCCCAAATCATCAGAGATTTCTCCCTTTCTGATTAAATGAGCAAGTTTATCAAACCGTTTAGCGATTTTCTCTGGACTTACATTACCTTTTACATCCATTATCATCGCCTGGTCATTCGCTGCTAGTGTAACAGCGCTAATCTCAAAAAGTTTTACCTCGTTGAGATGTCTGTAGCCATCATTACCCATTTCTTTTTGAATTGGTAAAATACCTACAGAGTTTTCAGTAATAACTCCAGCTTTCATTAATTCTACGACATCCTTACCTAATTGTGTTTTAGGAATGTGCGCTTCAAAAATTAAACCTTTGTCATCCTCCTCCAAGTGAACCATTTTACCTAGCGGCTTATCCATATCGTGCTGATAAAGATACTTTACTCTTCTAGCGTTCTCTTGTATTGTCTTTTTATATGCTCCCTTATTGATTACATCGCCATCAGAGTCGATATTACCAAAAACAGATCCATAACCTTTAACAACTCCAGCGGAAGCATCTGCATCGATTAGCTCGCCTATCTGAGTTGATTTGTAAATAATTGTATTCATAATGCAAATATATTAATATTAAAATTTATCGTAATTATCACCTGGTAAATGAGGACCACCGCCATACGGCTCTATAATTATAGTATATCCATCTGGAAACTCACTAAACTCATTATCTAAATTAATTGTTTGGTTTTTAATCATTGATTTGTTATGTCTTTTTTTCCAATACCTTCGAAGCATTTCAGCTACATCCTTCGCTATTTGTCTAGGATTTTCAGAGCTGTAAAACTCCGCTAATGCCTCCGCTATAAATTCTTTTTCATTATAGCTACCATATTCGGATAGATTACTTTTTACATAGGTATTTGATCTAAATGGTTTTGATAGTGACCTAGAGGTATATTCATCACCTTTTGATCTTATTCTCTGATAATACTTAATAAATTCTGGCTCTTTATTGAATTGTATTTGATTATCTAAAGCGTGACCTATTTCGTGGACAGCAGTATGTTTAAATGTATTCTCATCAGCGCCTTTGGACCACCACTCCGCATCTCTCTGCTGTTTAGAATCAAGCACCGAACTATTATAAGATCTTTTAGAGTAATTATTTTTTGATACAATACCTCTAAATTTTGACATATCTTGATCCACATCGTATATTACCCACTTAAAATCATTTGCTTTATGGAAGGAAGCTACAGATTTCGATGACTGCAAATTCAAATCTTTTTTTAATCTTTTAATCATTGCTTTCTCATACCTAAACGCTCCATATATTTCAGCATTTTTTTTATAATAGCTTGATTTTCTAGCTTGCACCATTATTTCCTCTAAAATTGCCTCTCTATACTTAGGTAATGTGGATAATGTTTCTAGTTTAAATCCAGGAAATTCAGCTTTCATTTTACGAACGCTATTTACAAACTGATTTGCGATCCTTTGATCCATGCCTTTTAAATTTGTAAACTTTCCGCCTAAATTATTTATAAAATAATCCTCTGCCTCCTTTATGCTTTTAAATACTATATCATCTACTTGCTCTACAGTATCCTCTACTGCCTCTCTAACTGGTTTAGGCGTTCTTAGAATACTACGACTAGGCGAAGCTGGCTCACGCACTCCAAAACCTTCTATAATACCAGCCGCTTGAGCATCCTCTTTTGGAAATGGCGCTGTAGAGCATCTACAGTTAATGACATTCCTAGCGCTACCAGCAGGATCTCCAGGATTGAATAAATGCTCCCCCCCTACGATAAATCTCTCTTTAAAATCTACTATTTGACCATCTGCTGATCTATGCGCTGGTCTTTCTTTGCCATCTAAACCAGTCATCCACTCCTTTTGTAGGTTTTCCTGTGCAAACATATCCGTAGCACTTTGTAGAGTCGCTACGTTAGCTGCATTAGTGGATTCAGTTCTAACTAATCGCTCCGCTTGACTTTTAGAGTATTGAGAAAATTTCTGTCTTAATATTCTACTAGCTTCGACTTCACCCATAACCATAAATTCTGGATCTGATGATAATTGCTTAAACACTTTCGATAAAGTCGCCTTAGCAGTTCCCTGTACTAGAGTAACCCTTTCAGCTGCTATCTTTTGGCTTACCGCATTAAATCTCTCCGCCCAGATATCATCGTAACCAGATACATCTACCTGCTTAGAGATTACCTTATCAAAGTTCTTAGAATACCACTTAGCGAATTTTAAGCCAATATTTACATAAATACGGCTATAGTGATCTGATAGATCCGAAACCCTAAATAGATTATCGAATCCAGTAGTTTTTCGAGTCGTTAAAAACTCCTCTATGGCTTGCCTATATTGACTATCGTAATACTTTTTAACTCTGCTAAATTCCTTAGATTCAGAGCTTTCTAGTACCTTATCGAAATTATCCTTCCAGGATTGTTTTGCTTTCTTTAGCATTATCCCTCATTTTCTGCTATTTTTTTTGCCCAAGATACCATGGCAGCACCTCCCCAGAGATTGTATGCCACATAACCCTTATCCTTCCAAGGCGTATCCTTAAACTTTGGATCTATTTTGGCGTTATCTTTATGTCTAGCTAAAAAGCTGTGAACTCTTTTTACCGTAGATAATGAGATTGCTTCTCTACTAGCTAGTTGGTTTGCTCTTTGCCACCCAGTAGGCGTGCCAGCAGTAACCTCATCTCTACCGTACTTCTCTCTCCAGTCGATCATTCTACGAGCGTTATTAGTAGCGCCTTGAGGATAATCCTTATAAGTATCCTCTTTAGTTTCTATGGAGTTTAAATCTACTTGATCATTAAAACCTTGCTCCTGTCTTTGAGATGCATAGTAATCATCTAATCTATTATTTTTAGCTGCTTCATATTCAGCGTGAGTTACAAATGGCATGAATACAGTAGATCCATTAAATAAATGCTCATGGTATCCAGATCCTCCCATCTCAACGGCTCTAGCTTGAGCTTCGCTTATAGTAGTAAAAGTGTCTACAGTATTTAATACTGGTGATTTAAATAATTTAGCGATATCCACATCGATGCCTTTATCCTCTATCTCTGGAATGATATCTCCGCCGATAGGTAATAGATTAGCTGGCACATAGTAATCATCTAGCTTAGAATTATCTTCATCCATACCGTAACTCATTGCAGCACGTTTTTCGTTAGGAGTAAGCCACCACGCCTGGCTCATTTGTCCAACTACCTTATCCATCTCTTCCTGTAATTCTGGGATAGCTGAATAGTCAAAATCTATATATAGCTTCTCGCCATACTGAGGAGCGAGCCATCTATTTAATTCATCTCTAACTTTGTTTAGTTCTGGAATTACAGCATTTTGATAAAGCGCCTTCTTAGCTTCCTTCATGTTATTGTAGGAAGTGCTATCTGTATTGTTTAATAATTGTACTGGTACATTATAGATATTACATAAATCTTTTATAGTTGCATTGTACTGCTCTATTAAAGATAAATCAGATGCATTTAAACCAAAGTTTATCCAAGATAGTTTCTTAGGCGTTATTACTACATCTCCAGCGTTGTCGCTTCCCTGGTACTGCTGTTTAAATTTTTCTTTTAATGCTCTAGCTTGAGTTTCGTTTAAATCGCCTTCATCAGACATTAGTACCCCCCTGGCTGTTTGATTTTGTAGATATTTAACTCCAGTAGTTAATGCCTGGTTATTCGCATCCATAACTCTTAAACCAGCTTTTAATGGTGACATCCCATACAAGTGCGATCCTGTACCATCATAGTATAAGTTTGGATCTTTTATGTGGCACACATCCTCAGCGGATATTTTATAATTTCCATTGTAGGATAATGTGTATTCTTTAACTGGGTTCATTATGCCACCAGAATTAATTTCTATTTTCTGTGATGGCAATACATAAAGCTCCTTATATCTCCCTGCTCCTAATCCAGTTTCTGGTGAAATACCATAGATATATCTATTTCCTGTTAATTTACCAAAAGCGATTACCTCTTGAATAAATGAGGAGTAACTTTGCGCTGGATTCGGTCTATCTAGTAACTCATGTAACTCAGTTCCCTCTAATTCTACTAATGCCTTCTTTTGTAGCATTCTGGCTTGTAAAACTGTATTAGCGTTGAACTCTCCAGAGGTTAAAGATTTATATCTTTTTAAATCGTTTGCCTTTTGCACCTCGTAAATCTGGAAAGGAATGTTAGTGGCTGCTTTATTGATTAAATTGATTATAGAATAAATCGTAGCGTTATATCTATAACCTTTATCTATGTAGGTGTCATCATTTTCTGGATTCCATACAAGAGTATCACCTAAATAGTTATAGATCGCCTTATTGAAATCTATATGGGTTTTTTGTGCGCTTTTAGAAACAATGTTTTTGAATCTATCTAAGAAACTAGCCATTAAATAAGAATTATTTTATTATACAAAAATAGTAATTAAATTACAAAGAAATCAGCACGTTTAGCATACTGCGAATAAACGCCATATCTAATAGCATCCATGGCGTGATTAAATCGATCCATCGGCTTGTTTATGATAGTTCCATCTTTAAGCTCTTGCCAGTAATAGTTATTATATTCTTTTAATATGTTTTTAGATTCCTGGCTTACCATTATGTTAAACTCTTTAAGTAATGATATTCCTGCATTAATTGAACCAGATCCTTTTACTGCTGGTTTTACAAACATTCCCAAGCGTTTCATCTCCTCGCCAGATTTTGGCTCTGCTGCATCATAGAATGTTAGAGTTTGATCATATCCTAGGCGTGTTAGTTCATCCACTATGTCGCTGTTTGTAAGACCTGTCTTGTAAATGAGTTCATGGATATAAATAGTATCTCCTTTACGAACTATATAATTTGCGGAAGTTGGATCATTAGTATATCCAAAATCGAGTCCTACAACGCCCTCAGAATCTCTATCAAACTCTGGGAACTCGCTATGAGGTATAAAACTCCAGTTGTTAAATATTTGCCTTGCTGAGAATACGGCTTGCTGACCTTCACCAAAAACTCTCCAGTAATCTGGATCTCTCTCCTTCATTCTCTCTATCTCAAAAACCAAATCCTCTGGTAGAAACTTATTATCCTTATAAGTCGTTATCCAGGTATCACAGTCCTCTCTAGGTATTATTTCATCATAAATCCAATGAACAGGATCAGATGGGTTAAAATCCAAGATAATGTAATCTGTACATCTCATGTTAATTTGGCGAAAGTCCTCCATAGTTAATTCATTCGCCTCATTTAAAAAAGCTATGTTACGCTTTCTCCCTCTGATTTTCTGGCTGTCATCCACAGATAGAAATTCTACTAAATGATTTGCATAAGTGAAATGACCTTCTACTTTATTTAAATTTGCGCCATTCTCGTACATTCCTACAGATTCTGCTATCTCTAAGAAATCTCTTTGTACCGAACCTTTTAAAGCTGGTAGTGTTTTTCTGATTATAGATATTACTAAGGGTTCTTTAGTTTCTGTTAGTAGCCAAATCAAATACTGGCAAATGGCATAAGTTTTTCCGCTTCTAGTACCCCCCTGGTGTGTTCTAAGGCGAGCGGTAGAGTTTTTTAAGTCGTAGAATTGTCTATTTACCCTCTGTATCATTTTCCTGGTCTGCTGGAATCCACTCGATAACCCTCGATTTTAATCCTCCTGTTTGTTTTATTTCCTGCTTAGTTCCATTCAATCTATGCGCCTCATGCTCCTCAGATATCATTTTCATTGCTGCTATTTGTAGAGATGGTGTTTCTGAATCTATCCAATTAGAAAGCATTTTGGTCTTTTTAGATACTCTCATTTCCTCTACTGCCTTTTTTATAGCGTTCGATTCGTTCAACTTTAAGTCATAAAAAGTAGTTTTACCACAGGGTAAAAATGCCACTATATGCTCAATAAACATAAGTTTATGCTTTTTTATTGCAGCTAAAGATTTTTTCTCTAATTCTTTTACATCGTATGCCATAACTATAATTTTGTAAACCAATGAATATTAAATCCAAAGATAAATAGGAAAAATTGTAAAGTATGCCTTTTATCATCTCCTAAAACCTCGATACCCTCTATATCTTCATTTGAATAATTTATTCCAGCCATTAAGCCGTAAAGAGGAAAAAAATCAATTTGTAGCATCTTTAAATTTATTATACAAAAATAGGTAAAAATCCCAGATAGATTGCTGGTACTTCTTTGGATCGTGTAGTTTATTGGTAGTTTTCGCCACTCCATCAATAGTATAAACTAATATAAATTTACCGTTTCTAGGTTTAGGATAAACTTTCATCCTGTTCTTATTACACCAGTTAAACGCTTTATAATGCTCTTGATTTGTGTTTACCGTTGGCTGTGTATATTTTTGTTTTATAGGCATATTAAAATGGTACTTGATCGTGAACTACTGTAAACCGTTGTTTTTTTTCATCTATAGATTTATATACCCCCCCATCCTTAAAATCTGGAGCGACTGTAAAAACGCCTTGACTTCCATTTTCCTTTCTTTTTACTTTTTGGATATGAACTTGAACGGCATCTGATTTAAACATAGTTATTTCTCCTAAGGACCTGTAAACTGTTATACAGTTAAACGCTTTATTAAAGAAGTCACTAGATCCAGAGATGTCGTATGGTGTAGGAACTTTATAGATATTATTTTGATTAAGTTCCATTTTTCTAGGATGCGCCACTAAGAATAGATGTGTTTTTGTTTGTTGGCAAAACTGAGTAATCTTAGATAACATTACGCCAACGTAGGAATGATCTCTCTGAGCTGAATGATCTAGCATATTCCAGGGATCAATAACTAACAAATTGACCCCTTTTTGGAATACTAAATCTTTAAACGCTTTTAAAATACCATCTAGGGTAAGATTATCTAAATCAATTTTAACAAAATAAAAATGCTCCTCTATAAAATCCTTCGTATTGTTTAAATCATCATTAGTGCATAAACGCTCGTTTAGCTTGTTTGCTAATCTTTTTATGTGTCCTTCATAGGGAAATGACTCTGGAGCAAAGAAAGCTGTTCTATGTCGATATTTTACAGCCATATTGCAAGCTATTTGATCCACTACATCTGATTTACCAGAGTTTGGTATGCCTGTGACTACTGACCAAGAACCCTCAAAATCTATTTTAAAATAATCATCACTATCTCCTAAACCTATAGAGTAGTTTTTTATTCCATTTTCGTTATAATTTAAAACGTCTTTCCAAATGTCGTTCACGTTTACGATTCCTTCAAGAGGAAAGTGTTTACACGTCTTTAAAATGTTTCTTAATACTTCTGCTCCTTTTTCTACTAAAACTTCATTAGCATCCTTATAATCGCCAAACTCGACATATTTACAGCGATATTGTCCAAACCTTCTAGCGAGTTCATTTCTTAAAGCTAATCCTGGCTGATCATTATCTGTGCATAAAATAATATCGGTTTTATCTTTAAAATATTCCCAGCAGTTATCTAAATACTCTAATCTCTGGTTTCCTTTAGAAGCTCCATTAGGTACAGAGCAAACGGAATAGATGCCAGCTTCATGTAAAGACAAAGCATCCATTTCTCCCTCAACTATGTAAATAGTTTTCATCTCCTTAATAGAATCTAAACCATAGAATATTAATTCAGCTCCAGAAACCATTTTGAAGTTTTTTTGCCCATCTCTATATTTACAATTAATTAACTCACCTTCTCTATAGTAATTAAAGTTTATAGCGTTTCTCTCTTTTTTGGCTTGAGGAAAATACTCTACAGATTCGCCTACTTTCCAATGCGATAAGGTAGCTTCCGTTATGCCTCTTTTATTAAACCATTTAACGGTCTTATCAGATAGATCAGTTTTAACCTCTACAGGTTTTACAAATTCTTTTTTTGGAATAAAGTTTACATTACCACTAAAACCACAGTTGTGGCAATTATAAACGCCTTTTTCTAAGTTTATAGATAAGCATGGATCTTTTTTGTTTTTTCTGTTATGGGAGCATTTCGGACATATAACTTTCTGGGAAACGGAATTTCCCTTTGGTATAATACCAATATTTAAAAATTCATTAAAATTCATTTCTTTGTTTGTTTAGTTTGTTTAAAAATATAAATTCTATTTCACTTAGCAAGTTTTTTAATTCTAAAACATAAGATTTAACTTTTACGTTTCTGAGATTATCTTTATTAAAAAGCTGTTCATTTGTTGCAAAACCTTTGAAGGTATACTCTGGATAATTACAATGAAAAAAAGCAAACCCTCCCACCTTAGATTTAGAATAATGAGGAGTCATAAGAGGCAGGTTTTTATCAGTTACTTTAACATCTATTGTTATTCCATTTAGAGTAGCATCATAATCATCAGTCCCTTGTATTTTGGATGTATTTTTTATAGAAAAATCTGGATACAGATTATAATTCTTACAGAAAATAAACTCACCTCCAAATCCAATTACATTTCTATGTAAATGATTATCATCTTTTGCAGCAGTTCCTTTACCATTAACGCCTGTGATCTCCTTATTATGCTGCCTAGCTTGAGCAGTTAATTCTACTATTTTTTGCTCAAGTGGTGTTAAGATGTATTTATTCCCTACTATCATCGGATAATACTTCAAATTCTTGCCCACCAAACTTTTTTATAAACCTATCTAGTTTTGAAATTCCTTTTTTCTTTTCCCTTATAGGAACTATAGATAGAAAATTAGATGACCAGAACTCATCCGCTACGGCTTTTTTACAAAGCCAGTAAAGTTGCCTAGGATTTACATCATCTTTTACATCACATAATCTAATAGTATCTAGCCATTTTGTTTTTTGATTTGTGCTTTTCGGTCTGTATCTATTGTCAAATAATTCTACTATATGATCATAGGCAGTTTTATACTTTAAATCAAAATCAGCTACTTTTTTAAAGTTGCTGCTATTATCTTTTATATTATTAATATTATTATTATATATATTATCCTGGACATTTTTGTCCCCACCCTGGGGATCTTTTTGTCCCCCCTGGACATTTTTGTCCATAGGGTAAGATGAAGAGATTTTTATACTTCTTTTGACTACTAATTTAGTTTCCTTATCGTATTCCATCTCTACAGTAATATAGCCGCAATCCTCTAAAAGTTTTACCCACCTAGAAATAGTTTTTTTATCTACTTGATACAGCTCAGAGAAATATCTATTATTCGCCCAGCATAAACCTTTTTTACTAGATAAAGCAGTTATCTCTCCAAAAAGTAACTTAGCGCTAGAAGATAGTTTATCATCATACCTAACATCCGCTGGTATGATAGCATAGTAATTTGGTTTCATGTTTTGTTTGTTTGTTTGTTTAGGAGTTCTCTACTATGTTTTTCACTTTATCGCAAAAAGTTCTAATATCTCCAAAAATTCTCTCAAATTGTGCTACTGTTATTTTATCATCTTCAAAAAGCTCCCACAGAACCTCTATTAATAGATCGTACTCTGCTGGTGTCATTGTACCTACATAATGATATCTTATAGATACATCTCCAATACTTGTAGTTGTACGCCACATTCTCTGATCTATTTCATTCCAGTAAACATTTCTATAATCAGTCATAGTTCATGTAATTATCTATTATTTCTTTGGCAGCATCAAATGAATTACACCAATGCGCATCCCAGGAGGCGTTTTTAAGCCGTTTTAAGCAAATCTTTTGATTTTCCGTAGGTTTATTATATCCTACCTTTAATTCTATCGCTAAACCGCTAAAATCGCTTTTAGTTTCAAATATTAAAATATCTGGTATTCCAGCAGTACCCCCTAGGTATTTGAATTTAAATCTCTCAAATGGCGTTCTCTTACCTTCATTAGGCACATGGATGGCAAAAGATTTTGGATATTGTAACTTAATGTAAGACATTACATTATTTTGTAGAATATCTTCTTTTGTCAAGTACTTTGCGAATGGATTTTTTGTTTGCATATCTTAAAAAACCTGGATGTATTGCTCTAGGTGTAGTTATTGGTTCAAAATTGTATTTAATATTTAAAGATGTTTGCACTTTCTTTTTTAAAGATATATAAGTTTCATTAAAAAACTTATCCATTTCTCTAAGATCTTTACAGCTTCTTATATTGTAAAGCGCCGTAGAATGATCTCTATCGATAGAATCTCCTAATACTTTCAATCCGTAGCTAGTAAATTCCCTACATAAACCAAAATACATTTTTCTGGCATCTACTACATCTCTAGTTCTATTTTTTACACTAATGTCAAAACCTACATGGCGATCAACTATCTTTTTTATTTTTTTTAATTTCATATTATAATATTAAAGCTCCATCATCTTTATATCCTGCCGCTGAATACCCTTTTACTAATCCAGTAGCCAGATAAAGTTTCCAATCACTTAGCGCCTTTCTATATGCGTTTCTGCCTATTTCAATATCCTTTTCACCTAGAGCATAAACCTCTACACTAAATGGATATTTTGTTTCTACAGCTATAAATCTAAAATTTTCTACAGGAAATCCAAGTACATCAGAATAAAAACACGCCTGTAAATGATAGGCATACTTATATAAATCTCTTTTAAATGCTACTGGCGAATTATCTTGACAGGTTTTTACGTCACTTATCCAGTCCTTACCAATAACATCTGGTCTAACTCTAATAGGTATTGAATCCATTTTTCCATAATGCGATAGCTCCGCTGTACCTGTACAGTACTCTTTAGCCAGTTCGTGATGCCTAAAGTTTTTCATAATGCCAGAAATAATATTCATCTCCTCTGGCTTAATACAAACCCTATCTCCTGCTATTTTTTCGTGCTTTTCCCTAGCTTGCTTTCCCTCTTTAGTTCTACCATCTGTTTTTGGCATTAGATAATAATCTTGATTAAATTTATCCTCTCCCTCAATCATAATCGTATGTACAGCAGTCCCTAAAGCCATTGCTGAGGTTTCATTATAATGATCATTTATGTGATGGTATACTGATTTTTTAAAAATCTTTTTTAATCCGCTCGCTGAAATTGAGCTATCGGAATGATATTGATCATTAGTATCCTTTTTAGTAATTAATTTCGTTTTCATCTAGTTTGTTTTTTAAATAGAAAATTTGACCTTCCAAAACTTTCACCTCGTTTCTGCTATTTGCTAAGTATTCTAATAATACTGTAATCCTTTCCTCCATAAATATTTTATCATCCTCTGGAGTGCTGTCGTAAACGTCTGCTGCTGTTTTTTTGCGTGTCATGATTAAATTATTTTATTTTGTTTTTTTAAAACATCTTAGTTTGTTTAATAAAAAGGGAGCTTTCGCTCCCCTAATTAATTAAAATGGCAAATCATCATCTTGCTCTACAGGATTAATTTGCTTTTTTGTTTGTGTTTTATTAGATTCTGGTTTCCAAGTATTTAATTCGAAATAAACGCCATAATCGCCATTTTTTATTTGAAATTTTAGCTGCTTATGGGTTTTGCCGTTATCATCTGTATACTCAGTCAAATGCTTTTCATTTTGTTTACACCATTGAAAAAAATCATTTGGCGTTAATATCATGTCACCTAAAACAAAATCTGGCGAATTATCTCTTTTTTTAAAAGTAACAATGCCCTTTGGTTTGTTAGGATTTTCTTTTTTAACTTCTTGACTCATAATCTTAATTTTTAAATTTGTTTATTATTTGTTCTTTGTACTCATTAGACATACTATACGAGCTAAGTACAGTTCTCGCATTTTCTTTAGTTCCTTTTAAAACTGCCGCTAAATCTGATTTAGATAAATTTGGCTTTTCCTCTTTTGCTGGCAAATCTTCTCCAGCATAGATATAATGTCCTAATCCATGCATCGCTAGATTTTTAGTTAAGCATCTCATTAAAGTAGTATTAACTTGAAACGCATTTGGCTTTAATACAGATTGATTTCTATGATCTAAAACAGGCAGCCACATAGGTAAAGTATTACCCTCAATAGTCACGCTTGTATAGCAAAAACCTCCGAAACCATTATTAAACGCCATTGGTAGGTTTGTTTCATCATCTTGATAGTACCAATACTCTGCACTCGGATATCTTTTTTTAACTTCACCCCATGCCCACGCCCAGGATAAATAACTAAGGTTTCCCTTTTTTTCAACTTTATCAGATACATCTACTGCCGATAAAGTTTGGAATACTGATTTTTTACTCATAATTCAAGTTTTTTAAAATTATTTTTAATTGTTTTAATTTTTGCAATTCCAATAAAGTAAATCGCCCAGGATCTTGTAGCTTTCTCTTTAGCGTTTCATAGGAAAAACCTAAGTAATCCGCCACGTCTAATCTCCTAAGTCCTAAGCGCTTTATCTCGTTTACAAATTCTAATTCTAAGTTATTCATATATAAAAAATATAGGGGAGTTTCCTCCCCTGGTTGTTATTGTTAAAATGATGGATCGCAGTACTCCTCACAAACTCCAAAGATAACAGACACCTTTTCGAAGTTCTTATATTGTTTAGTAACACCCTCAATAAGATTGTAAGAGGCATAAACATCATCAGTATATAAATCATCCTTAGTAACTCCTTCGGGAAAAGGAATAAAATCAGCATAACCCCAGCCGTACTGCTTCTGTAATCTCTTACTTAAAGATTTTATAATTTCTGTAGTGAAATAAACTTTACCCCAGCTACCTTTTTTCTCATTCCATTCTAAATCTACCGTTGAACCCTCTAAATTGCTTATGTATTCATAACGCTCATCTCCATAACCCTGTCCAATGAATTTAGTAGTCATTTTTCTAATAGTGCATTTTGTAGAGTCGTTAGATACAGAGATTACCTCGTATGCTGAACGGTCTGAGTAATGTAATATAGTAGCGCCTTCTCCTACTACTGGCGCTGTTGAGTTATTACCCATCATTTGATTAATAAATCCTCCTGCTACTCCTATTTTTCTTGATTGTTTCATAATGTTTTTTTAATCGTTTATATTTGTTTGTTGATGTAAAAGTACGCAAAAATTCGGAAACTCCAAATATATTTGGAATTATTTTTATAAAAAAATCCCCATTCAAGTCGAAACTATCCTGGGGATCAGCAAACAAAAGGGAATCTTTATGCTATTCTGCTATAGATTTATAAATACTATCTACATCATCATCTTGATTAGGAATATGCATATTTATCCTATATTCTGCGTTTTTAACGCTAAAAGTCATAGAATCAATATAGGCACTTACTGGCTCTTGTAGAGTGTCTACGCCAAAGTCAATCCATATTTTATTATGTAATCCTAAATTTTTGGTGTCAATGTTTCTAAATGTACCCTCGTATTTTGCTAAAAAATCTCTTGAGTCGTTTATTATTTCTTGAGTAATAATCGCCTCTAAAGTTTTTGCAACGCTATCTCTTGGTCTTTGATACTCCCCCTCTATTTGTCCTAAAAAATTATTGTCATTTTTTAGTTCGTTTGAAAGTATATTACTGCTCTCATATTTTCCAGTAAATCCGCCATCATAAGAAAATCTACTTCTAACATTTGCAATCTTATTAAAGTTAAACTCTATTTTTTCAGCGATTATAAAATTATCAATGTATGTTACGTCTGTGGATTCTAAGTTGTCTGGATACGTTAATGTAACCCTTAGATTTACATCATTATTATGATTAGCAAATGAAAAAGGTTCTAGCGTTTTCTTAAAACCAAACCATTTTCCAGTGACATCATTTATAATTTGATATTTACTAGGTGATCCAGATGTAGTTTGCCATTTATTATCATCAAAATTATATTCATAATTAACAGAGCCGCTATTAGTTACATCTATCTGTACAGATAAATCATATCTATACTTGCCAGATAAAACATTATTAAAATCCTCAACGTGATAGCTAAATCCGATCTCTAAAGGAACGCCCTGTCTTAAAGTTGTTTCTGATAGCTTTGACCTTATCATAAAATCAGATACTCCAGATCCTACTGCTTTTAAATATTTATCACCAGATAATGGCTTTACATTTAAATCAGTTGCATCTACAACCTCTGGAGCAGTATGATTGCCAAATGTAACACCTAATTCCCATCCATCATCACCATATAAAAATTGACCATTATCAGTTTTATAAAATATACTAGCTAATTCTGTAATAAACCTAGTTTCTAGTAATGGCTTCTCATATAATTTAACTAAACTTCTATCTAATGGCACTAAGCTATCTGGGCAACTAAATAAAACATCTTCATTTATTGTTTCTGTATATGTACCCTCAGAATCAAAAACTTTATAGTTTATCTGTTCAGTTCCTTTGTATAAATACTCTAATTGATAATCTCTTATTTGTCCCATTATTGTGTACTATCTTGATCTATTCTCTCAGATGTTATTAATGAATTACTACCACTAGGGTAAAAATTAATCGCATTCCTACGACTAGAACCACTATTGTTAGCATCGAACTTAACTCTAATTGTTTGTGTGCCCGTAACTCCTGTGCTAGGCGATGCAGTTGCCCATGGTCTGTTAGTATCGACTCTGTAATTACCATTAGATGTAACGCTTATATCAAAGTAACCCCCATTCTCTGCTATGTCATAAGGACCTCCAGGCGATAAGCTAATAGATGTCGCTGGCTGTGCGCCTACTGGCTGCCCAGTTACTGTTATTGTAGCGCTCTGGTCATTGACTCCCATAGTTCCTGTAATGCTTACCGTTAAAGTGGTGTCGCTAGTTTTAGAAACTGTTAAAGTATCATAAGGTGAACTATTAGCTATTACAGTTACATTTCCCACGCTCTGCCATTTATAGCCAGAGCTAGCATTTATAGTAAATGATTTACTGTACTGCTTTCCAGCTCCTGCCGTTGCTGAAAATGTAGAAGGTGAAACGCTTGCATTTGTAGCGCTATCTGTTACCGTAAAACTATGTGTAAATTGTTGAACATCAGCAGCACCAGATACGTTGATAGTACCAGTATGTCCACCGCTAGGTAAAGTACCAGTAACTGTAACTCTAATAAAATCTCCTTGCAAAGATTTGCTTATAGTTCCATAGCTCGTAGTTAATGACGTTATTTGTGAAGCGCTTGTAAATTCTCCTGTCAAAGATGTTATATCAAAAGACATAGAAAAAGCATCTCCAACCTGTCCAGCAGCGTAATTTCTAATTAATCTAGTTTGTGAAATATAACCATCAGTAACGTTGTCGGTTATATTAAGTTTTAACTGAAAGTTCACAGGAACTGGCTCTGGTTCTGGTTCGGTACTATCACCGCCACCAGTTTGAACAGGTGTAGATTGTGGTCTGTTTTGTACGTTTAAAATAAAAGTATCGCTATCTGTATTATTATTAGCATCTGTAGCGGTTACTTGATAAACATCAGTATTATTACTAAGAGATAAAGTTCCTACAGGTAATTCACCGAATCCAGATTGCCCTGTAATTGTTTGAGTTACTGTAGTACTATCTGGTTTTGTCCAAACATATTTAACTGGCTCAGTTCCTGTACTATTTACAGTTAATGTAGGATTTACATCTACATAGTAAACAGAATCTCCTTGTATTTCAATGTCTGGTCCTGCATAATTTGGAGCTGCTACAGGTTCGGTAGTTTCATTTACAATATCAGCACCGCTAGGCGCTATAGTGCTTTGAGTTATTCTATTGTCTATTAAACTAGAATTATTAACTATATACCAACGCCCAAAAGATTGAAAAATCCTGCTATTTGTCATCCCTAAAATATATTTTAAAGATTCTTTAGCATTCATAAAAATTAAATTATCATCAGAAAATATGTATCTATCTACCTCAATATCGTGAAATATAGTGTCATTTACAGCGCCTCCACTTTTTCTAATTTGATTAGATATATACATTTGGAAATTATGCCCTGTAAGTTTTAAAATCTCTTTTAAATAAAAGAATAGTTTCTCTTTGCTATTTGTATTGCTAGTAGGAAATGGCACATTAAAAGAATCTAAAGTTCCTAATCCATCAATCGCTTCAAGAGAAATATTATAAGGCGTTGTAATTACAGCTTCTTTGTAGCCATCATTAACTAAAAAACCTTCCCAGATTACGTTATAAAATACTTCTCCTCCTAATTTCCCTTCCCATGGCTGATCGATTAAATTCCAAGGTAGCTCCTCTTTATCTATATCAGATCCATAGCTAGTATATTCTAACACTTTTACCTTATACTCTCTTTCGCCAGATCTATAAAAGTCATCATAAACAGTAGCATCTGTAACAAAAAGATTTAAAATACATCGAGATCCTATAATAGGCGAATATACATCATCATCAGCATCCCATTTAATCTCTACAGGATTTCCAGTACCTACTATTTGAGTAGGTTGTACCCCTGTATTAAAAGGATCTAAAACAAAATCTTTTTTATGTATCTCTATCTTAAATTTATTTTTCTCTACATCAGAGAAAAAAAGCTCATATTTAAGTCCGTATGCCATTATAATAATCTACTACGATTTTTTTCAGCTCTTTGTAATGCTACTACAAGATCCTGTCCTTGTATTCTAAACTCTCCTCCTACGTTAATGTTTTGTGATCCTGTGCCTCCCATCATTCCTTTTAATTTATCTAGGGGAGCGATTACCTCTGGATTACTTCTAATGCCAGAATACTCTCCCATGAGTCCTAAAGTAGGTCCAGAAACTATTCCTCCATTAGCAAACTCTGGCACTCCAGCAAGTGAAGAGAAAATAGTTTTAAAACTTCCCATTTTTGATACACCACCAGAACCAGCCGAAGCTCCACCAGTCAATACAAATAAAACAAGTGCTGCCGCTGCTGCTGCTGCCAATCTAATAATAAGTTTTTTTAGTCCATCCATTAAAGTTGAAAAGAAATCGCCTCCATTTGCTAATGCAGTAAAAGAATCCATTAAAATACCTCCAATTTGCATTCCCCAGAATTGAGTCAATTCAGCAGCTTTTTTAGCTTTAGTATTGTAATTTTCTAAAAACCCTTCTAATTGCTGATCTAATTCCTCAAACGACTCACCTAATACTAAAACACTATCTGGATCAAATGCCTCTGCTATATTGCTATTAAATGCATCACTAAAGGAATCCATAGAGGAAAGCTCTGCGCCTATAGATTCATCAAACTCTTTAACAAATTCTGCGGATGTTTTTTTAGTTTCTATCTCTAGCTTGAACTTATCTAATTTTATTTTTTTTAACTCCTCTAGTGATTTTGTTAAATCTTTAGTTTCCTCAGTAGTTTTTTTCGTTTGACTTTCTAAACCATTTATAGCTAAGTCATAATTTTTAATTGAGTTTTTTGTTTTCTCTATCTCCTTTCCTAACCTTAAATATTCATCAGATTCTATTCCTAAAAGATTAGCAATAGCGCCCTGCTCCGCATCTTGTTGAGCTTTTAAAAGATCTAGTTTTGTTTTTAATAATTTTTGATTTGCTTTATATTCTCTTAAAGATGATTCAGTAGATCCATCTCTAGCTTTTTTAGCTTTATTATATGCTAACTCATTTTTTTCTAATTCTAAATTGAGATCTTTTATAGTGCTTAATAGAGCTTGATGTTTAACTGTAGCTCCCAAAGCAGCTACTACAGCTCCTATAGCGACTACAATAAGCCCAGAGGATAGAGTAAGAGCAGCAAAAGCGGCGGCAAGCGCTGGTATAACTGTGCCAGCTAGATATAACAATGGTCCAGCGGCAGCAGCTAAAGCGGCAAAAATTACGACTACTTTTTTAGTCGTAGGATCTAAGTTTTGTAATGTGCTTACAAGTTGGTTTACAAACTTTACTACCTTAATGAAAGCTGGCAATATTATAGCTCCAATATTAGCGCCTAGCTCCTTCATTGACTCCTGGAATATTCTCATCTGGTTTGCCGCTCCATCTGAGGTTCTAGCGAAATCACCTTGCGCATTAGTTGTCTTAGACATTACAAATTGATAGCGGAGGTTTACTTTTTCCGCTTGAGTCATTGCTTTTAATGTCTTTTGGATGCCTTTCTCTTGTGCAAACTGCTGTAAATTTACTTGAGTCATCACAATACCTAAACGCTTTAGCGATTCGGTTTCTCCAGTAAATACTCCATTCAAAGCGGTAGTAACCTCTTGAATATTCATATTTTTAAAAGAAGCTAAATCTCCAGCTAATCCTACTAATGCCTTAGACATATTAGCTGCCTCTCCTGTAGTGAGTCCCATTGAGGTACTCATATCCCCAAATAAAGCAGCCATATCTAAAGCAGTGCCTTGAGCGATACCAAACTGGCTTAAAGTTGTTTTGGCAAAATCTTTAACCTCTCCAGATGATTGACCAAAAGCCACATCTACCTTATTCATTGACTCCTCAAAATCGGATGCCATCTTAATAGCTGCGCCTCCTGCTATTCCTAGTGGAAGAGATAACCCTATCGATAAGCGCTTGCCTACTCCAGATACTTTAGATCCAAATGATTGTAATTTACCAGATGCTGTATTTAATGCTTTGTTTAGCTTACTAGCATCCCCTATAATGTCTACTTTTAATTTCTGATCTGCCATAGTACAAAAATACTAAAAAAAAAGGCGTTAGAATTTAACGCCTGCTGCAATAGCTTTCTCTTTAAAGTTTAAGTAATCCTCTTTAGTTCCTTTAGGTTTTTCCGCCTTATATATTTTATCTTGAGGTAATGGGAATAGTTTTTCTGGCTTGATCATTTGCTGCTTTTTCTGGCAGTTCACGTTATGAATCATGGTAGATAAATATCTAATTCTCTCCCATTCTAGGTTCTGTTTAATCATATAAGATTCACCCCTTAGCTGATTTTCTCGCCATGTGTGCGCCCAAAACTTATCTGGATCTATGCCGACTTGCCCAATATAATAATCTTCAAGGTCATCCCAAGTAAGGGAGTCGGCTATTTCTTTCCCTGGCTATTGGCTACTTTTTCCTCTTTACGATTTATACCCATATTTAAGTCATTGCCTAAAATACGAGATTCCATCATAGCGCCTATCATCTTCTCTAATTCATTCTGATCAAAATCCTCAAGCCATGCGCCTACCTTAAACTGATTGTAATCTATTTCATTTCCCTCCTCCTGGTCATAAGCTAAAATAGCTGAATAAACCAAAGCACGAATAGCTGAAATAGAAACGCCACCAGAAAATAGTTCTCCTATTTTATCTAGTGGCACATCCATAATTTCGGTAAAATTTGCCCAAAAATTCATGCTGAAATGTAGCGTTCTCTCACGCCCACCTAGCGTACTGGTATAATACCCTCTCCTTTTGTTTGCCATTATGTTTTACTTTTTATTAAGAGTTTATGCTCTTAGTGATCGCTCCTGTCAATGTTATAGATCCGCTGTAAGAAACTGGTGATTCCATTTCTGCGCTCATTTCTACACTAGATAAGAATCCCTCAGCAGTATATACAGCATCACCAGTAACGGCAGTACCAAATACACAAGTTAGTTGAGTTCTAGCTAGTAAGTAATCAGCAAGCTCTATAGCATTAGCAGTATCATCATAAGCGACTAAACCATCAAAAGAAAGCTCTCCAGACATAACCCCAGCGATAACTTCTTGAAATCCGTTGCTGTCTTTAGTTGTTGCCTCTGGAAGATCTCCATTTAATGTTAGTGAGCAGCTTGTAGTATGCCCTAAAGCTGTATCCTCAATCTTTAATATTAAGTTAGTTCCGTTAAATACGCCAGTTGTAGCCATTAGTTTTAAATTTTATACAAATATAGTGATTATTTATTTTTTAGTTTCTAGTTAAAAATAGAGTAAACAATTTTCCAAAGAATAAAGAAAGCTATAATACCTACAAAGATAACTTTGCCTTTTTCAAATATACTATCGCTATTCCATCCATTAAATACCCATTTAGTAACTTCTGCTTTTGCTATATCGTAATACTTTTTTATCATAATTTATTTTTTAGGTGGGTTATTCTTTTCATCAAATTCCATAGCAGCTTTAAGGATTATTTTATCCATCATATTATCTTGGTTTTGTAACATTTCCTTTTGCAAGTTAATTACCATTTCTTCAAGATTATCTTTAGCTGCTACTAACATTTCTATTTGATGGTCTTTCTTCTCTAGGGACTGTTTAAGAGCGTTTATATCGTCTGGCTTACTTCCTGTTATAGTAGCGACTGTTATTCCAATAGAGGCGCTTATAGTACCTATCAGCATCATCACGACCTCTTTGTTTGTATCTAGTACAGGGAATTGTATCAAAGCTATAATAAGTCCAATAACAAAAAGGAATATTAGTAACGAACCTACATAACTTCTTATCTCTCTCGCTACTCCGTTTCTAGGTAATTTCATTTAAGTTTTTTATATATTGATATTATAGTATATCCGATAGCTAATAAAAGGGATACCGTTTGTA